GCTGGTAGTGCAGGCGCAGGTAAGACTTTTGCTCTGCTGCTGACAGCTTTAAAGTTCATGAGTGTACCTAAGTCTACGGGGGTAATCTTTCGTAGGACTAGTAAGATGATTACCTCTCCCGGTAGTATCTGGCACGAAGCTGTTAATTTATTTACTGCTGTATATCCAAACATTAGAGTTAGGAACAGAGAAACTGAATTGATATTTCCAAATGGGAGTATCCTAAAGTTCAGTCACATGCAGCATCTATCAAATGTATATGACCACAAGGGTAAACAAGTGCCCCTTTAAGTAGTAATACTTATCGAATAACTCATCTAAAACGGGAAACTCCTTCGGGACAATCCGTTGCTAAATTTGCTAACGCAATAAATGCCCAACGACTAAATGTAGGATTAAGTGATCCGAAACGGTGAGGAACCTTACAAAAGGTTTATGATATAGTCTGATCTGCATAGTAATATGCAGCAGTCGAAAGACGGTGAATGCTTAACGACCATTCATGAACACTTTGGCACAATATTCATTTGTCGCGTACGATGAGGCAACGGACTTCGATGAGCTAATGATAACATTTATGCTTTCCAGAATGCGAAATGCAAATGTAAAGTATGAACCTCAGATGTTCTTATGTACCAATCCAAGCTATCACTCATTTCTTAGACACTGGATTCAAGATTTTTATTTAGATCATGAAGGTGTACCTAGGTCAGATAGATCAAATGTAGAACGCTACTTTGTTTTAGTAAATAATTCACCTTTATGGTTTGATACCAGAGAAGAAGCTGAGGCTATTTATGGTACAGGTAAAGGTTCAGGTATTCGTAGCTTCCGCAGCATAAAAGCTGTCCTGTCCGATAATGTTCCTTTGATGAAGGCTAACCCAAGTTATATTTCCAACTTGATGGCTTTACCTAGAGTTGAACAGTTGATCATGTTACATGGTTCATGGTTAGCTAGGTTGGAAACATCCGGCTTTTGGAATAGAACTAGCGTAAAAGTAATCCCTCAAGCTCCCGTAACTGGTGTTAAGCGTAGGGTATTGGCTGTAGACTTTGCTTTTACAGAACCTTCTGAAGTATCTAAGAATCCAGACAGTACAGCTTTTGTATTGATGAGTAAATCTGATACTAGTATGTATACCGTTGAATATGTCGAAACCATGCAGAAGCGTGTTCACGATGTAGAACAAAGGTTATTTCAACTTGCAGAGTGTTTTGGTCAAGAAACTTGGATTTCATTACCAGTAGACCCTAACGCACAAGCTGGAGCTTACGCTAGAGACTTACAAAGAAGATTAGCTGAAAAAGGCTTCATGGTAAGGTTACAGAAACCAGTCAAATCAAAGACTGTACGTTTTCAACCTTTTGCTAGTGTATCACAATCAGGTTTTGTTCAAGTAGTAGACGCTGATTGGAATCAGAAATACTTTGATGAACTAGAATTATTTGACGGTACAAGAAAAGTCCATGATGATATGGTAGATGCTACCTCAGATGCTTTCTTTTTACTAAACCAAGGCTACGATATCCCCGACATGGATACAACCGCTTTGAGCCAATCCTTTTCAATCCAAAATCAATCAAGTATTCCAAGTAGCCAAGGACTCCCTACAGGAGCTTTAGGCTTACCTATAAATTTCTAAGGATATTATGCAGTCAGAATTAAAAACTATAGAAAAGGCTGTTAATCCACAGGATCAACCAGAAAGATTCAAACTTTCAGAGATTGCTTATTCTGGTTTGAATTTGTTTAATGGTGTTAGTACGGATGAAATTAAGAAGGAATTAAACTTTCCTTATAATATTAAGACATATAAACAAATGTCTTATCATAGTACGATTAATTCTGGATTAGCCTTATACGAAGCTTTGATTAGTAAAGCTGATTGGAAAGTTTTACCTCCTAAAGATGCAACTCCAGCAGAATTAGAACAAACTGAACGTATTCGTGAATTTATGACAGATATGGATCACTCTTGGGGTGAATTTATTTCTGAAGTAATGTCTATGGCTACGTACGGTTTTGCCGTACATGAAAAAGTATATCGTAAAAGATATAAATCTAATGGTAGCCAATACAATGATGGTTTGATTGCTTGGAAAAGATTACCTCTTAGAACTCAGGAAAGTATTGAGAAGTTTGTATATGATCCAGAAGGTGATGAACTTATTGGTTGTGTACAAAATACTTCAGCAGTATTTGATCCTTATGGTAGGTATTCTGGATCAAAACAAAGAGTAAGTATTCCTAAGTCTAAGATGCTTCACTTCAAAATTGGTAGACACCGTGGTGATCCTTATGGTAAATCACCCTTACGTGATGCCTATCTTGCGTGGAGATACCTTACAGCTTTGGAAGAAATTGAAGCTAACGGTGTAGCTAAGGATTTGAATGGTGTACCTATTTTATTTGTACCTAGTCAATACCTAAGTCCTGAAGCTAGCGCTGAACAAAAAGCAACTAGAGCTATTTGGGAAAATGCTTTAAGGAATCTTCAGGTAAATCAACAACATGGTATGATGTTGCCTTTGATTTATGATCCTGATACAAAGCAGCCTTTATTCAAATTAGAATTACTTTCACAAACCTCTACTGGTAAGAATTTTGATACTGTAAAAGTAAAAGAATACTACAAGAATTTGATTCTTACAAGTTTGTTCTCAGATATTCTTCAAATGGGTATGTCTAGTACAGGTAGTTTTAGTTTGGGGAGTATTAAGACAACTTTGGTAGGTCTTGCTGTACAGAGTTTAGCTAAAGTAATTTCTGATGTAATTAACAAAGATTTGATTCCTCAGACTTATGATCTGAATGGTTGGGATTCTACCCGTAAATGTACAATCGACTTTGATAATATCGAAGCTCCTAGTTTGGATGAAGTTGGAAAGTTCATACAACGTACGGCCAGCACGAATTTCTTACCTAGAAACCATGATGTTGTGAACAAGATTCTCGATACTCTTGGTCTTGATGCTATTCCTGAAGATACTGATTTAGATGATGTATTGACTACAACAAATGAGTCAGGCGCATCAGAGGGGATGGCTACGGCTGGTGAGGGTACAAGTACAGGTGTTTCAGGTAATGATTTATCTACCTTAAACACTGAAAATGCCTCTTAAAGTTAAAACAAGCTAGGTAAGATTCAATTCCTACCTAACTTTAAAAGAAAGAAAATATGTCAGAATCAATTAACCCAAGCCCAAAAGTAATTCCAGTTACACCGCATAATACTACAAATTTTACAAATGAAATTCGTCAACTATATGTTGGTGTACAAGGTGATATTGTGGTTGTGAATCAAGACAATACTACTTGTACATTCTCTAGTGTACCTAGTGGTTCTATTTTAGGGCCATTTTATATTAAACGTGTAAATGCAACGGGGACAACTGCTACAAATATTATAGGGTTTGAATAATATGCAGATAGGAATGGGAATCGGGATGGGGTTTTCTCAGAACAGCCTGTCTCTTTATAATAAGCTCGAATCCGCCGCCATCTCCGCAGCCCGACGCAACAATGCTGCCCTTTGGTACGTGCCACCAAATTTGAGAGGTGTGTATCAAGACAGCGCTGGGACTATTGCGGCGCAAGTCGATGCACCTGTTGGGCTGGTGCTTGACCAGCAGTATGGGGCGGGGAATTTGGGGCCTGAGCTGGTGGTTAATGGGGACTTTAACCAAGGCTTAACATCATGGTCATCTGGAGTCGATTGGTCTGTAATAAATGGTGTCGCTGTAAAAAATGCGTCAGTAAATAACGCGCTCCAGCAAGTTTCACCCGGCACCTACATGCGAGGTAAGACGTATGTATTGAGCATGCAAGTTTCCGACTTTTTTTCAGGCGCTTTCTATTTCGGCTTTTTGGGCGGTACGCATGCATTTAGTCCTGTGTATACAACCAACGGGACTTTCACTGTCATTCTTTCGCCAGCCGTTGACAACTCATTTTTTTATTTAGGTGTCAACCCGTCCACGGCACTATCGGTTGACAACATCTCAGTCCGAGAAGTCCTCGGCTTCTCAGCATCTCAAGCCACTACAGCAAACAAACCGATTCTGCGGCGTGGGCTGGTGAATTTGTTGTTGAACACAGCCACAAACCCATACAGTGCAAACGCTGGCGGCGGGTCTGTTGTGGTCAATACCAATCTTGGCGGCGGTGTCGTCCAGATTGATAAGACTGGCTCTGGTGGCTACGCAGAATCTTTGTCGCGCATCGGTGCCACGAGCGGTCAGCCAATCACGGTGACATCAGTCTGCGAAGTGAGGTATGTGTCCGGTGATTTAGGATCTGTGAGCTTTGGTCTTGGTCAAGACGCTGCACCTTTTACTATCGCAGCAAGCCCCTTGACGGCGCTCGGTGTTGTTGCCGATGGGCAGTGGTACAGGGTCATCACCACGCAGACGGTTACGCCATCGAATAACTCTGTTCGGGCTGCAACCTTCTACATTGGGGCTAACAATCAAGCGTCGATACAGGTTAGGAACAGCGCAGCGTTTTTTGGCACCGTCACCGCTGCCAAAATCCTTGCAGCAGGCGGCATACCGCTGACTACGAATGTCCCAGCGTCGTCTAGGCTTGGCAACTATTGGATGCAGTTTGATGGAGTTAATGACCAACTCACGCACAGCCTTGCAATCGGCGCAAACCCGCAAACAATGATCGCGGCAATAGCGCCACTGTCTTACCCGGCTGATTTAAGCATCATCGCCAACTCGGGTGCTGAAACATTGGCAATCTGGAGCGCAGGGCAGATTGTTGCTTGGGTGGGGGCATTAGTTAATTCGGGCCAAACCTTGTCTATTGGGGAGGCGGGGACAGTATCGTCAACAACTGCGGCTTTTAACGCTGTTGAGTTTTTCAAGAATGGCGTATCCAGCGGCGTTAAAACAAACGGCGTTAGCTTCACAGCCTATTCAGAAAACGCTATCGGTGGTCGCGTAGTGGGCGCAGCAAGGCCGTATGCATCGCGGATATTTTTGACGTGCGCAGCGCCGGGCGTAATGCCACCCGCAGACCGCATAGCCATCGAGCGCTTTGCCGCATATCACTCAGGAGCAGCCTATGTCTGATTGGACACACCGCGCAGTCATCGCAGCGCCACTGACCATGCTGCCCATTGCATCGGCCATTGCGCGGGCCATCGACCCAGACACAGGCGGCGCTCAATCATTTGACTCTATCCGAGCTGGCAATCCATC